CCGAGAACCCGTAGGCAAAAACTCGGACGTGCGGCTCAGCTGAGAGGCACGGGCTGACGTAGCCAACGGCTCCCTACCTGACGTCTGACATGCTTGTCATCTAGACGCGGGGAGGCTTTTCTGGGCGTTCGTGCCCACGACGACTCCTACCTGACGTTCGACATGCTTGTCTACTGAACGCGGGAGTATTGTGTTTGTTTGTGTGTTGTGGTGAATTGCTTAGTCTCACACTCGAGCCCAAATGAGTAGGGCGAGCGAGACGACGAAGTGGCAGAGGCGGTCGAACTGGACGTTGAGCTCGGGCCGCTCCCACCGTTGGGGCGGGCGTCCGATAGCGTAGCGGAAGATTAGTACGAAGAGGTTCAAGTAGTAATCCAGGCTTAGGTAGCCCCAGTAGAAACAGGCAAAAACGAGCCACCACGCCAAAGTGCTGTAGAGCGGAATGGGACTGTCGATGCGAATGCGCCCGGGAGGAAATTGTATGGGGCCGACTCCGCAGGGCCGAGGGGGATGGGGCTTTGAAAAGTTGAGCTGCAGAGGGACGGAGCACGTCACGGGCGAAGGAGTGCTGTGTTGACAGAAGTCGAGCATCTCCGTCACGTCCACAGGAGTCAACTCGCCGTCGAGGTCGAGAGGCTCGGCCGCGTAGGTGCCAGGGGCACACAGCGCGGCGGCGACAACCCGATCTCGCAGGTACTGGTACGGCGGAGGAAACCCGGGCCGGAGAGGCACGCGCTCACTGGCGGCCATAGAGGCGACAATGGCGGCGAGAGCGTCGTAAAATTCTAGCCCGTGCTTGCTGGCTTCGATGAGCATGACCTCGAGCCGGGCGGCCTGAAAGACGCGCCCCGGATCGTCACGCTTGCGGATGCCGGCGCATGAGAGGATCGTGTAGCGCTCGAGAGGCGCAAGAACTATCCTAGTCCCAGAGATGAGAGTAGTCTCGAAGCTCCGCTTTAGGAAGAGACAAGAGCTGCGCGTTGTTGTGTAGAGGTCGTAGGCGGAGCGGTCGAGACCCTTGACCCGGGCGGCCTTGTCGCCTGGGCCGTAGTCGAGACCAAGCTCCCTGAGCGCGCAGGTGCTGATGGCCCCAAAGGAGTGGTCCTTGTGCTTGGCAACGATGGCGTCGTCGCCGCTGTCGATGAAGGGTGACTTGCGGTAGAGCACAGGTGGTGGGTCAGCGTATAGGCGCATGAGGGCGTACATCCACCCGATGATAGCGACGAAGCCGTTGACCTCAGTGGTGAGACGCTGCCCGGAGGAGTTGCCGTAGACGCGCTCTGCCTCGACGCCCTGAATGAAGACTGACATCGTAGGGACCCAGCTCATAAGCGTCTTGAACTCGAGTTCGATGTCGGAAGGGAGCCGGGGGCCGAGGTCGCCGTCGGACGAGGGGTAGACAGAGTAGTCCCCGGAGACGCGAGCGTTGAAGAAGTCGGAGAAGGCGTCGAAGAGGAAGGGCTTGATAGAATCGTCACATCCAACGAGGTCAACATCCATGAGACCGGGCATGTCGTCCAAGGCATCGAGAATCTCGCCCCATTCGCTGCTGTGGGGGTTGGTGCCACCAGCCATGGGGATGCGCCGGGGCACGGGGTAAATGGCGCCCTCGAACTCATAGGTGAGGTCGCCAGAGTTGCGCCGACGATCCATGAGGTCCTGGCAAAAGGTAGCGCAGTGGGAGGCCTGGAGTACGCAGAAGTGACCGGGCGTGATGTGTATGACGCGCGGTGTTTTATCTTTCTGTAAGGCCTCATCCTTGACCTTGAGGTGCGAGAGTAGGCCAGTCTCGGAAACGGGCCGTCCCGCGCGGGCGAGTGCGGCCAGGTCGGTAATCGCGGCGTGGAACTTAGGAAGTAGAACTCCGTTGGCGCCCATGTCACCCTTGCGCCTGACGCGCTGAGCGGACATAGGTAGCCCGCAGGAAGCGTCTGGGTCAGAGAGACGAAAGGCCTCGTCGTAGGAGAGGCGTGGTAGAGGCGAAGGCGTAGAGCCAGGTCGCACGGCGTAGCAGACCTTGTAAAGCCAGTTCACGGCGCGCCGCAGTGTCTGCACGTCGTAGGGCGTTTCAGGCATGGGGCCTTGGCGCATGGCACTAAGGGCAGTGTCAGGAGTCAGTATCCAGTGAACGGGTTGCTTGAGAGGCTTGTCTGAAAGCTCCTGTAACATGGCACGGTATGGCTGCGGCACCACCTCGAGAGAGCTGCGCGCCAGGCCCGATGAGGCGCGGAGCGTCGAAGGGACTACGCGAAGTCCCTGAGGGTGAGGGACGACCGACGAGTGGGCGACGACTGGTGGCGGGCCTGTGGTGGCTTCAACCTCTGGAAGCAAGCTGGCGATGATGGAGGCTGTGAGAGGGATGGCAACACCATAGCCGCTGGAGGAGCTGCCAGCGGCGTGGATGCCGACTATGGAAGTGTCGGAAATGACCAGACCACCACTAGAACCAGGGGCGAGTGCCCCGGGGTTGTACTTGTAGGTGTAAGTGACGGAACTCATCTTCGAGCCCCAAGTGGCGGGCCCGGCGACGCGAACCGCGGAAAGCTCAACGTCACCACGAGGGGTAACGACCAAGCCCCCGGGTACTGGGGCGGAGTCGTCGATGTCGGTGGCGAGAAACCTCAGTAGCGAAGCCCCGGGACTGCGCCCCTCACGGGGAAGCCGAATGAGCGCGAGGTCGTCACAAGCTCCGGTGGAGCACACGACGTGGCAGTCGGACAGCTTGTAGGTCAGTGGCTGACGCTCAAACCGAGTCTGAACCCTAATAGTCGTAGCGCCTTCAAGAACGTGGACGAGTGTGAGACCGTAGTCGGCTTCCAACATCGTGAAGATGCCAGAGCCGACGACAGACCCAGTGGCGCCGTAGGCGATGATGACAGCGGAGGCCTGGTCGACGGCGCGGTGGATGGACTCGCCAAGCCCGTGGGGGACGATGGTGGCGGCGCGGGGGGAGACGTTGAAGGCGACTGGGCGCCGCCTAATGGCCTGAAGGGCACGCTGTCCGTCAGAGGAGGTTGGAACTGCCGGGGATGAGTGGGACGAGTAGTGGGCGACCACCTTGCTAAACGCGTACCATGCCGCCCAGAGTGGGGCGGCTATGGAAGCGACGAGAGAGATGCGAGGATAGGCCCGTGCGAACTGCAAGACCGTGCCGGAGAGGTAATCGTATAGAGCCGTGACGGACGCCCAAACGGGACCGAGCCCCTCCGAGAGGAAAGAGGAGCAGGAGACGAAGAGGCGCCCGACCAGTGCCTTGACCTGCGACGCCAAGTGGTCGCGGTAGCGTGCGAGCACAGCGTCTGCTATTCTTGGAGAGCAGCAATACAGGACTCCGGTAAGAAGCCCTAGCGCACCAACAGCGCCTGCGGCGGCGGGGGCGTAGCTGTGCTGATCGTTGACCTCTGGAGGGGCGAGGTTGATGGGCGGGCGCGCGTCACGCGTGACCATGCGCATGGGGTTGGCGATAGTCGCACCGCGAGCCAGCGACTCGGCATAGCGGACCTTGAGTTGGTAAGCGCTGAGGAGCCACTGAGCTATCTGGGCGACCGTGTAGGGGGTGTCGATGGTGTGACCAGCGGGCTCGTTGATCAAGCGGTGGCTCAGAACCCTGGCGTAGAGGTTGGCGCCGTCGCGCTGCAGCTCGATGGTCATGCCGATGCGGCGTAGTATGGCGTCGCGGCTGACAATGTGTGCGAGCGGGACGTTGAGCTGGCCGCCGACGATCCTG